AAGCCAACGGCATAGTTAAGTACGGCAAGACAGTTATTGCGCCAACCACGCTGGCAAGGAACTATTTGTCCGCTTACATGTTTACTTTGGCTAATGGTCACTTCAATGCAGGCAAGCTTGACCAAGCATTTGCGAGCATGCAGTCGTACTTCAAGAACAGCGGCGATCAGGTCAAGTACCTTAGACGGCTGAAAGAGTTGGGTGTGGTATACGACACCCCATACGCAGGCGAGATGATGGCTCTGCTCGATGATTCTAAGCTTGATGTCTTTATGGACGGCAAGGTCAAAGGAGCCAAGTTCTTTTTCGACAACGCCACGAAGCTCTACCAGTACGGTGATGACCTGTGGAAGATTGTAGGCTTTGAGAACGAGATTGATATCCTGATGAATGCGAAGGGCATCACTCGTGAAGAGGCAGAGCCGCTTGCAGCCAAACGAATCAGAGATACTTACCCAACTTACTCTCTAGTCGGCAGAGGCGTTCAGAAGCTCCGCAGATTCCCTTTGGTTGGTACGTTTGTGTCGTTCCCGGCAGAAGTTATTCGCACGTCATTCAATATGGTCAAGTACCTGCGTGAGGATATGAACGATCCAGACATGAGAGGAACTGTGCCTCGCCGTGTCGCTGGATTGGCAATGGTATCCGCCGGGGTCTACGCCTTACAGGAAGCCCTCATGAACATGATGGATGTCGATGAGGAAGAAGAAGAGGCGGTGCGAATACTCGGTCCTAAGTGGAGCGAGAACTCAAACCTGGCATTTATTGGTCGGGACAACGGCAAGCTCCAGTACATCGATATGTCGGCGTTTGACCCATACAACTACTTCAAGCGTCCGATCAATGCATTGCTTCGGGACCAGCCCATTGATGACGCTATATTGCAGTCTGCCAGAGAGGCGTTAGTACCCTTTTTCGGGGCGGATATTGCTTTCCAGAACATCATGGAAGTGTTCCAGAACGAGAAGATGTCCGGCGGTAGTGTGTACAACGAAGAAGACTCTAGTCTCGGGCAGCTTGAATCAATTAGTTATCACTTGATTAAAGGGCTTGGACCTTCAGTACTCAGCAACATTGAGCGCACCGTGAAAGCTGTAGACGGAGATCGAAACGCAGCCGGTAGGGTCTATAAGCTTGAGGACGAGATGGCGGCTTTGGCTGGCTTCCGTGTCAGCACTCTTGACCCGAAAGTGTCTCTGCATTTCCGTGCTTATGACTTTAATCAAAGCAAACGAGACGCCACTAGAATCTTGACGAGCACGTTTAGAGACGTGAACGACGTATCGGATTCAGACCTTGTAGACGCCTTTGAGCGTTCCTCTACAGCCCGTAGAGAGGCGTTTGAGAAGATGCAGAAGATTGTATCGGCAGCTCGAAGCTCAGGCTTAAATCGCCTTCAGATCATCCAGATTTTGCGTAGTAACGGGGTTACTAAGGGTGATGCTCAAGCTCTGGAGAGCGGTGATTCTGCCCAGTGGAATATGTCTGATTCAACGCTAAAGAACAGCGTCCAGAAAGCAGATCTGCTCTTCGGAGATGCCACTGGTCAAGAGTACGAAAGGAGATGGCAGATCGTTCAGCAACTGCTTGCCGAAGAGAATGCGCGATGAGTCCCAAACGATTGCAGGACAGGAGTCGATATGAAGATTTTGACTTGGACCACGATGGCATTGTTAGTGATGAAGAGATTGATCGAGGACGGGTTATGTTGGATCTGGAGCTTGCTGAAGAGAAAAGCGAAGCCCAGCGTCGAATGGCTGTTGGAGCGTTGGCGTCGATTATTGGATCTACTGCTCTGATCATGTCTCCCATCGTTAGCGAGAGTAGAGTTTCCGCCCTGTCAGATTTGATGGGGCTTTTTTACATATCCATGGCAGGCATCGTCGGTGCCTACATGGGCGTATCAGCGTGGATGAGCCGCAAATGAATCTTAATGGTGAGGTTACATCACTGGCAGATTCGCCCTGTACAGGAAATTGTACAGCTCGTCAGTGGGGCGACCTGATCTGTAAAGGTTGCGGTAGAACGGAAGAAGACATCCAGAACTGGAGTTCGTACCCAGAGCTGCGAAGAAAGATCCGTGTACTGGAAATTTCTGCGAGCGGATACCCAACTAGACATACACACGGAAGGTTCAAGAGAACTGATCTGTGATCGGTGAGATAGCGGCTATCGTCGCTGGGGTAAATGCCGCGACTTCTGCGATAAAACAACTTGCGGAAACTACGTCAGATATCTCGAGTATCTCCGGGTATCTATCTAGCTTGGGCGGGGCAGAGGTAGAGCTTCAGCGTTCAATGAACGAAGGGAAGCTGTCAGAGGCAGATGCTGTGAAAGCGGCGTTGGCGAAAAAGCATATCCAAGAGACCATGAAGGAGATCAAAGATTTATTCACCGTCTCGGGCAATGGGCAGTTGTACTCGGAAGCAATGTCTGCAATGGCTGAAGCGAGGAAAGCCAAACAGCTAGAGCTGGCTAGAGCCGCTGCAAGAAAAAAGCAATTTTGGAAGGAGGCAAAAATATACGCTGCTGCTGGCTTAGCGTTGCTGATTCTCCTACCGATGACACTGGGGTTGCTCCTAGGCTGGCTTACTCGATGATGCAAAGAGCACGAGATCTTCTGGGTTCACTAACGTACATACTGGTCATGGTTTGTGGGATCGTGTTCGCTGTCTGGGTGGTATCAAAAATATGATTATGATGTTTTTGGTAACGGGACCAAAACTTGGGATTGATACCAATTAATTCGTTTTGCAACCAATAAAAGCGCGGTCAACGCTCGTAAGTTACTGATTATATTTAAGAAAATTTGACCCGATCACCACCTTGCCAAGGTGGAAGTCGCGAGTTCGAGTCTCGTTTCCCGCTCCAATTCAATAGGTTAGGGCACTCGACCCCTACCTTGTTTAGGACGCCAGACCTCAACCCTGCATAACAGAGCCTAGGTTGTGTGCAGCTCTTCTGAGGTCTGGTCCGCTCACATGAGCGTACCGTTCCATCGATTTAGAGCTTTGCCAACCACCCAATCTCTGGATGTCTAAAGCATCCGTCCCAGCTCGTTTGTGCATGCTTGCGAAGGTGTGTCGGAGGTCATGAAACCTTGTCCCCTTCGGTAGTCCAGCCTTTTTAACGGCTGTCCTCCAAGCCCTGTTCGTTACCTGGGTGAGAGGTTTCCCTATCAGTTCCTTGCGTGGTCCGCTTTGCACGAAGACGTGCTGTATCGGATCAAGCCAGTGGTAACGATCTTGCAGCTCACGAACCATCTCGAGCCGTCTATCCACAACCTCCTTTGCTGCCCCGGCTAAGGGCACCTCGTGGGTTGTTCCATTCTTCATCTCCGTTGATGGGAATGTAATGTAATTCCCGCACTGAGATATCCAATCGATCCGAAGATCTGCCACGTTGCTTTTTCGTAGCCCAGTCCAAACCGCGAACTGCACCATGTCCCTCCGCAGAGGGTCCAAGCTAGCCATCAGGTCATTTAACTGACGAGGCTCTAAGAAAGTAGCGAGCTGCCTTTCGGGCAACCGGCTCACGGCAGGGACATACTGGATCAACCGCTTTTTATCCCTCGCGTAATTCATCACCGCTCGGTAGTAAGTGATTGAGGTGTTGATTGTCGCAGGTGATCGATCAAGGCTTTTGATGTGATTAAAGAATCGCTCAACCGCCTTGTCGTCAATCTGCGTGATCAAACTCCTACCCCAGAAATCCACCATCTCTCCGATACGCCTATGGGCATTCTCGGATTTTGGCTTGCCATACTTCTTAGAAGGTTCGGCTAAATACCATTCAGCTACTTCTCGAAAGTACACATTGCTCATAAACACTCCTTGTTACCGGAGCGTTGACCGCCCCGAGATGGTATCAGTGACCCGTTGTCGGCAACAAGTGGGTCAGGCTTGCCCAAAAGCGGGGGTACACCGCTTGCCTAAATTTAGTGACCAGTTTTGTCCTTAGGGCTGGTCAAACCCGTGCAGCCATGTCCAGGAGAGGGGATGGAGACCGCGCAATGCGAGGGGAGCATCACAGGACCGGGGGTTCACACAACGATCTCCCACTTGTCTCCACCGAGATCGTGCTGCTTAGGCTCAAACTCTGCCTTCTGAAGGCGGTATTTAATTTGGTCTTTTTGTTTTTTTGTCGCCCTGACTCGAGCTTTCACTGATGCTTCTCCAGCCTTGCGTTTAGCTCGAAGGATTTCATCGGCGATTGCCGCGATGGGGTCATGTGACTCAATAGATAAAAGTTTCGCTTCCATGCTTCTTCCTAGTGGTTAGTAATCTCGACAGCATCTGAGACTGTTACGTCATCGCTGATGCCTTCTGTGGGAGCCGTCTCTTCCTGCACGGGTGCAGGGAGTTGCTTTTTTGTTGTACGCAGAATCTCTTCACTGCCAGACTGAGCTAGCCGGAGAATGCTTTGCAGGATCTGAATCCCTTGCCCTCCGGTTTGCAGTGCTACCAGATTGTTTTTTACATCCTGAGACAAGTCGTCTGCGTCATAGACCTTGCCGTCGATGTTAATTAGCTGTCGTTCTTCGCTCATCGTTTCCTCGCATCATCACGAATTACTTGATATGCCCTGGGTGCATCGACCCCGAACCGTCCCTGTGGAATCATGCGTTTAGGCTGTTTGTCACCACGCCCACATTCTTCGCAGTAAGTCGGTCTGTCCGCCCAGTGCTCATGTATGGATATAAAGTTCAGCCATACATTCGGAGCCAGCTCGATAGCTGAGTCCTCACCAGTGGTCAGCATGACTGACTCCGTGATTCCGTCTCTGTTCTCGATGTTCACCAGCGCAGATTTTTTATCTTCTGTGTAGATGAAACGTCGGAACCAAATCCTGTGGTCAAACGATCCCTCTAGATCGTCGCCGTCTAACTCGAATCCCCCAAAAAGCAGCGAGTCGGCTGCTCTAGTGATTCGTAAACCCAATTGGTCACTCCTTAAAATGGGATGTCGTCGTCAAAGTCGTCCAGTTGCGCCTCAGGAGCTGCTGCAAGCTCAGGAGCTGCTTCCGCCATCTCTACGCTCCATGCGCGAATGTAGAGCTGAGGGTTGCCTTTGCTGTTCATGCCTTCACGAATACCTAGCTTGGCTCTGACCTTACCGGCTGGCGTGTTGAGCAGAATGTTCCCGCCCCATTTGTCGATCTTCTCGACTTTTTCTTCCTTCGATAGCCCCTTGTACCAGTCGTACTTGCTGAGGTTCTCGTGCTGTTGCAGCTTTTGCTCTTTGCTTTGCTGCCACGCGGCACCCGTATCGGGCGTTTGTTGGTACTCGCTCATCCCTGTTCCTTGCATTGCTTGATAGACACCTGTCTGGTGTTCGTGGTTTTCCTGAAGGACTCCATGCTGGACCCTTTCTTCAGAACTGCTTCATCACCACCCAAGAACTCAAAGGCTGCTTTGTAGTCGAGTGGTGGTGTCTTCTTGATTACGCTGATCGTGACGAACTTGTTGGTGATGCTTTGCCCGTACATGTCGGCAAGCGCGGTCTTAATCCCTTCGTTGTCTTTCTTGAGCTGATCGATCTCGGACAGTTCGGTGCCGATCTTCGATTCAATGAACTTGATCCGGCGCACGTTGGTGTCGATCTGGTCTAGCGCGGGGTCGTTGACCTCAACAGCATCTGCGTTGATCGGATCTATGTGCGCTTTGCGCTTCTCTGGGTCTTGATACTCGTCTTGGATGTGGTTGAACCACGCATGCCACAGAGAGATTCGTGTTACCTTCTCCGCGCTTGGCACGGGTAACCATTTACCGCTGACCTCCTCCTCGAGAAACCCATGTTTCCGCTCAACGCGCTCAATGCCGAACACGTCGTCGTTGATGTAGCACAGGAAATCGATCCACTCGAGATCACAAACCTCCATGACGACATAGCACTGCCATAGGTACATCACTTTGTCTGGCGCAAAAACGCTGTACGGCTCTTCGGTGTAGAAGGGCGACTTGATCTCGAGTCCACCATACAGTCCCACAAGACCGTCAGGTGATGCTCTGAGGAACGCATACACTGCGTGAGCTACACTGCCCGTCTCCATAACGGTTTTGCCTTCGCTGCGTTGATAGAAGTCTACGGCTTTGGCTTCAGTTTCCTGACCGTGCTTCATCGCAGCGTTAAGCTTGATCTCAGAAGGCTCACCAGCGAGCTGACGTACTCCTTCGCGTACAAGTTTCTTGGCGTTGGTGTACGGGTGTAAGCCTTCCCACGCAGCGCAGTTGCTCGCGAGTATTTTCCCCGCTCTTTCGGCATGCCATTCAGGTGACCCCTGAATTAAGACACTCATTTCTTTGCCTTTTGGTTTTTCTTGAGGGCTTTCAGATCCTCGCGGTATTCCTTCGCCAACTCAGCGAGCTGATCCTCGGTGATATCAACTTTCAAGTTGCGAACAGAGTTCTCAAATCTAGCCCACTTAGCCTTCATGTCCTCTGTGCTGGTGGCAGAAAACAGTTTTTCCCTGTGTAACTCGTAGTAACCCGCGAGCCGTTCCTCTGGGGTTTGCGTTACGGCTTCGGGCTTTGGATCTGCCGCTGTAGGGGCATCAGGCTCCTCGAGGGGCAGGTCGCTCCACATGTGATGGAATAAGCCGAACTCAGCGAGCGCCTTAACACGGCAACGCTGCTTGGCGGTATTTACCTGATGCGCGTTGGGATTAGGCTGCGCGGTGTTGCTCTTGCCGTATACCGGCAGGGTGGTGGTATGACTAACGTCGCCGACAGCGACACGGCACCGGACCTCACAGGTCTTATCTGGAAAGAAGTGGGTGTGTTTGCCGTGCTCATCCTGAAGAAACTCCCAAGTGTACTGCGGGAAGTGCTTCATCATGATCGCGTGGGCAGCCATCCACTTGACATAAGTGATCCCACCGAATTTCTCGGTGCTCACTGAATCGCTGGATATTGTCGATAGCGTTGCCCAGATGTGGGCGGGGGTAACTTGTTCCATGTCTGAAACCTCCTTGTTCAGAAGGGTTCAGAATGCAATCAATAAGTGCGAATTGCAATTATTTTATTATAGTTTTTGATCATCCATACTCAGTTGCTCTATCAAAGAAGATAAAACTTCTGTTTCGCACGATATATCTTTTTCGACTAACCATCGCACGAACACGAGTATCAGCGCGAGATCTGGTAGATCTTCTATTTTTTTATTATCGATCCTAGCTCCTCGAGGAGTTCCGGTAACTGGCCCTTGTTCTGACTCTTTAAAGCTAGCTTAACAATCATGAAAAACTGATCATCATCAAGTGATTCAAAGTTGCTCTCAAAAGCTCTAGCAATGCTGATAGCCCTTCCCCATTCGTCGTGGTCAGCTTTAGCGGGTATCCCATAAACCCATTCTCTTAAATCAAATTTGTAGTATTCACACACTCGGTAAGCCAGCTCGATGTCTCTAGGCAGACTTCCATTCAACCATCCAGTTGCGGCTGCTTTCGCACAATTTAGCTCTTTCGCCACGGTACTGGCTCGCCCATACATAGGCACATCAGCGCCCGATAAAGTTTTTTTGAGCCACTCGGCTCGTTCTTCCTTGTTCACAATTTTCTCTCTCTGATGGCAGTTGCGTAAGTAAGCAAATAATACAAACTACAAATGCCCCAAACGAGTGCAGTCTACACTTTATGGGTGAAAACCAAACCTGTGAATTCATACAGTGCCGCATTAGGTGCAAATTTCTTGAATTCCGCCAAAAATTTTCCAGAAATCGACAAAGTGGC